CATGCAAAGATTTCCTGCTCCAAGCTATAAGTCATACCTATCAAACTGCCATCTCCGCATACAGCCCAGAGGATAGATTGGTTTTCAAACTCTTGCTGATAGTCAAATTGTTGGATGCCCGAATTTGTGAGATGCTGAGAATATGTCAGTACATCCTGAGACATATACTTATTGGTAAATACCGAGAATAGCATCTGCTCAAAGTTGGTTCCGCGTCTTTGGACGTAGAAGGCTGCATTACCAATAATCTGGCCTTGTAGGTATTCCGTAGATCCATTGGCAGAATGTTCTAGTGCCGTAATAGACGTAGGACTAATTGCCGTATTAGGCTGACCTGAGCTTACAATCCATTCTGCTGCGGATAGTCCAACCATCAAATCAGTCTGTGCCGTCATCCAGTTGATAGGACCACGACCTGGGGCATTTAAATCAAATGCTAGTCCATACGTAGCCTGTGATTGGTCTACTATGGCAAAGTTCTCAATGTCGTTTGTTTGCGTACCCCAAATGCGTTGTGGCTGGAAATAAGTACCGCCGTACCATGCACGCTCTTGATAGATGGTCACTGCTTGCGGATAGCCACGTACATTTGACCATGCACCTTCTGACCAGAATTGCGTAATAGGAAGGTTAGCAGTCCATTGTACGGGGCTTGTATCTGGCTGATGGCCTGAGTTAGGAAGCGTACATGTGTAATTAGTACCACTATAACTTACTATATCACCTACGGCATAGGTTGTACCATTATCCCAAGCTGCTTGTAGCTTTGCTGGGTAATAAAGGTCTAAGCCTATAACATAGCCGTGTGCCGTGTTAATATCGGTTACGGAGCTAATCTGTACTAAGCCATAGATAAATTGGTTATCTGCCGTCAGAACAATTCTAGGAGGTGTACTGCTGGCTATAGCCGTTGTATTACCTTCTACTGTGAATGTGTATATGCCGCCAGTAAGCTCTTTACCAGAAATGGAATAATTGGCGTCTGCCCTACTTGTAAGCGTTGTTACACGCTGGAACGTAACGCCGTTGTCGTAAGATACGGAAATGACTACATTGCCATTCCACGCACCATACGTTTGCACTTCCCATGTACCAACTAAGTATAACGTACTATCGCCTAACCAAGATCCGCCACTAAAGGTATAACTGCCACTACTGCCAGCAGCATCAAACTCAATGTTGGATACTGGTCTATTGTACGCCATCTGCCAATAACTACCGACATGTGCTGGTAAAAACGTTTGTTGTACTCTCCACCATCCAGCAGCTAAGTCTGCATCAAAACTAACAGTAGATGTGTTAGCTACCAAACATACGTAGATATAAGGAAAGCTCGATCCTGTAGGCGTTGCGTATACTGAATTGCCAGGAACGTAAACTGTGTGTGCAGTCCAAAAGTCATTAGCTCTTACCTGCAACTCAACAGGGCCAGATACGGAGCTTACGGAAGATGCGCTAATTGTAAGGTCTGTTGCGTTCTCATCCAACATTGCTGGCGTGAGAAACTGAACCTGCTGCATTACCCAGTTGTTGTTAGCATAACGTGTCAGTTTCCAAACTGGGAAGTTGGGATGTACTATGTAAACAACATCGTTAATCTGCTTAAACTGTAATTGGAATATATCGCAGTTCCAGTAGTTGGGTGCTGTGAATGTGGTTACAGTGCCTGAAAGACTTGTTGTACCAGTCGCAGAATAGGGACTAGGTACTTCGTATGCCGTCTGCTGAATAAACCTCGTAGTATCAACAGAAGGGTCATTAGGAGCTTCTCCTGCAACCGTGTTGTAATACGTCAGACTATTAATTGACGACTTCAGAAACTGTCCTGCTGGATAAGCACTCACTGCCCCAGCTCTTCCTGTACCGCTGCCACCAGCACCAGTTGCCGTGAATAGTGTACCAACTGCGGGAGTTCCTGTAACGCCAATAGCAGCCCAATTTGTTGTGCCTACTACCAATATCTTGTAATACTGTCCTATAGCAAAGCTACCATCACTTACGGAAGGCAAAGTCCAATTAACAACCACAGATGAGTCTACTTGTACTTGACCATTGTCATTCCAGAATCTTACGCCGTAGTCGCAGAACTCAAGTTGGAATGTTGTACCAGGAGCATATTGAAATGCCTCAAGTCTACTCACTGCTTTGTTGCCCAGTCTGTTCTGTCCGCCATTTCCTAAGTATTGCAAGCCAGGACGTCTTGTAGCCCCACCTTGCTTCATAGGAATCATGTTACGTAACTTACGGCAGGCTTTCCTATATCCTGGTAAGTCAACACGACTGTCTAGCGTAGGCGACCATTCGCCCGCTGAGAACGCTGCGAGTGTATTAAGTGTATGTGGCATTATCCGTTAGTGCTTCTCCAACGACTTCTGATGAAGCGGGATTCGCTTACGATGTTGTAACGACGTAACTTATCTTCACCAGCATTTTTGGTTCGGGCTTCAGACAACACCTGTTTGTATTCCTGTTTTAAACGTAATGAAAGGGTAGCATCGTCTTTACGCAGATCGGTTGCTATCATAGCAGCCAGCTTTAAGACTAATGCGTCTGTGAAAAGACTGTCATACTTAGTAGTATCAGGCTGAAACTGAACATACTTAATAATAGCGTATTGCTGGTTGGTGAGCAGCTTGTCTTGGAATATCTCGTGGCTAGCACCTTGACTGCCTGCTGTACCCCATGCCGTTGCACCACCACCCCATAGATTGTTGTTATTGAGTTCTATGAGGGTAATAAAGTCTGCTGGGAGCTGGAAGGCATTTGACCATTCTGTTCCCATTCCGCCCGACCAAGGAGCGCCTAAGTAATTAGGTGAAAAGTAATTCGTTTGAAACCAATAGCCCTTTGTTAAGTCAGCAGCAAAGTTGTTTGATGCTACGTTGGCTATTAAGCACTGATAGAGATAGCTTGCGTACGTCACATAGACGTTCACCGCATAGGATGTGCCTGGTGTCCAAATCGTTGCTGTGGAAGGTACGCCCGTGTCCTGTAGATTGACGTTGTTGGGTATTAGGACGGGTGGTAGGCTTGCCGCAGTCTTTAAACAGTTCCATGGAGCTTCACGAGCTACGGAACCAAACGCCTCGTTCCATGCAACATTACAAGCTATAGCGTTAGCGTCTGTCTGATTATTAATCGACTGTATCTTGCGTTGCCCTAATTGCATTAAGGCTAAGTTACAGATGTCTGTCTGTGAGAGTTGTTGCATGTTATAAAAAAGTTAGGGCTACCACCAGCGTCCAACTCGCGGATGATAGCCCATATACTTAATCTACCGAATTAAGGTTTAACAACCTTTAAGCGGAATACTAATGTTTGATTAGCTACTGGTGTAACTAATGTAGCAAATGTTGCATATACCCATGCACCAGAAATACCAGTACCAGCGGATGAACCTGTTGGCTCAACTGCTAATGCACCGATTTGATATGGGATGGTTAATGAAACGCCACTTGCAAATCCTACTGGACTTGTTGAAGCGGCAGCGACGTTTAAGCCAGTTGCATAGCGAGTAGCTGATGCGACGACTGCTGTGCTACCATAAATGTAGTTACCAGTTGCGTCATCATCACCTACGTTAAGTGTTGCTGTTCCAGCGATACCAGTTCCTACAACAGAGCTGTATGCAGGATCAATCATCGTGCCTGGTTGTGCCAAGTAGATGTTAATCTTATCACCCTGTGCTTCGGAACCTGTCATTGTGTAATAAGCAATGACTTCTTTTACTGAACCGATTTCAAGTGCTGGATCATTGAATCCAGAACCTGTTCCGTTGGAGACTGGACCGCCGCCTGGGAAGTTCAGGAATGGTTGCTGTTCTGTAGCGATTGAAGAATAATATGTAGCCATGTTAGTTTGTTTCCTTTAGTTGATGGTTATATTATTGTGTTTCATCACAACTGATGAGAACTACGCCAGCTTCTTCCATACGAGTTGCACCAGCAAAGTATGTGGTACGAACTTGGATTGCATGTGATTGCTGAGGTAAGATGTCGATCTTAGTTGCTTGACCTTTTGTTTCACCAAGGAGAAGGAACTTCTTTTGGTAAGCGATACAGCTACGGATTGAAGGTGTACCAGCGGTTGGTAATAATTGAGTACGTACAAAGCGGAAGCCTGCGAACTCATCAAGACGGCCTTTCATTAAAGCACGAACGTCATTGTAAAGTACGGAGTCAACTTGGTCTACGTTTAACAATAGATCATATAGTTGCTTTGCTGCATAAACTAAAACGCGGTCGTTTTCTGGAACGTCGTTTGAGTCTAATACGTATACTGCTTCAAGGAGCTTAGCGAGCGTCATGCCCGTGTTTGTGCTTCCTGGGAACTGTACACCGATCTGCTGAGCAGAAGGTAAGGAGGTTGCAGTAGTTGCTTGTGCGCCTGTGTAGTTAACACCAAGTGCAGCATTAATTAATAATTGAT